GTTTCGTGTTCGAGTAAATTAAATTGAACAAAATCGTGTATATTTGATATACTTTCAGATGGATACAATATTATGTTCATTTTTTTACTGTCAAGTACGTAGTAGGAACCAAGTCAAGATTGGTCCTCGCTTAAAATATATATAAGGAACACTGCCTCCCCTTTCAGACCACCAACCCCATTCGGGTGCATTTAATGTAGCTCTAATTATACCGTATAATTCTTCTCTGTCACAACCTGGACCAAATGTTTCCCAGAGTTGGTTACGTGTTTCAACAAAATTTCGTGTTACTTCTTCTCTTGCCACATGACCGTAACCGTCACGTACAAATTGAGCACGATGAGTCCAATGTCCTGAACCTTTGTGCCTGCCATCTAATTGTTCAATAAAGAGTTTCATAATAATAAGGGGTCTTACGGATCTAGTCCTGCCCCTGCCTCACACGCGACCTAATTACTTAGAACTACCAGCTGCTGCTAAAACATACTTACCAAATCGCTGATGGAACTCATCAAAGCTTGGCATCTTGCCTGGAACCATTGGCAGACTGTATGTTGTTAACGCAACTCTAGCACCCATAACAGTAACTTCAGTAGTAAAGTTATCCATCATAAAACGCAAGAAGTTGTCTGCCATTTTGTGAAACTCGGCAATCTTGTCCTTGCCGTTCTTGGTATAGTAGTCTTGCAACTCATAACACATACTGGTTGTCAGCGAATACATGGCTGAAATCTCTTTGGTCTTGAGTTCCTTGACTTTGCCTTGCAGAATGTCTTCGGGCTTGGGCAAGTTGGCAGCATGTTTACGATGTGCCATAAACTTGACAGCCGCACCCTCGCCAACACAACCTGCAATTAGGTCAGTTAGTTCTTGAGCACTACCGCCTTCATCATGACAAAACTCTGACGCAAAGGTCCAAGTACGTGGTGTAGCAAACGAACGACTGTTACTACGTGGATCAAAATCAAACATGTCAGCTTTAGCGAAACTAAGATAACCAACAACATCTGGATGTATCTTGTTTTTAACTGCCCAGGTCTGCCATGACTCGAAGTCTGGTCGAACTTCCAAATGCAAGAAACGATTCGCTAACGGACTAGGCATACGATAAGTAACACCCTTGTCACTATCACGATTACCTGCGGCTACCATTACAACATTGTCTGGCAAACGATACTTGCCGATACGACGATTAAGAATCAGCTGGTACGCCGATGCTTGTACTGCAGGTGCAGCCGAATTCATCTCGTCCAATAGCAATACTACAATTGGATACTGTGCCGCTAGTTCTTCGTCGGGCAAGTCAACAGGAGCAGCCCAATCCATCTTGCCAATATCCTTGTTATAAAATGGAATACCGCGAATGTCAGTCGGCTCCATTTGCGATAGTCGCAAGTCAATCATATAGCCACCAAGCTCTGCGGCAATGTCTGCTACCACTTCGGATTTGCCTACACCTGGCGGACCCCAGAGGAATGCAGGACGCTTATGCTTGAAGCATCGTAAAATACGATTACGAGCTTCTTCGGGTGTTACAGTACGACTTTCAGTTACTGCCATTTAGTATTCTCCTTGTCAACGTGTGAAACATTATTATAGTATAATCGTGAATAAGTGTCTGTCGCTTTTACACAACAGACACTCATTAAATTATACAGACTTGCCCGCTGCACGTTTGGCTGCAAGTTTGGCATCACACTTGGCGAAGAATGCAACAGCCTTAGCTGAGTCACGCTTGTATTGTGCAAACGATACAACTGGCATACCGTTGGCACTACGTTCGCTCATAGCCTCAGCATAAGCCTCGCGAGTCAATTCGTCGCTACCTGTAGTCTTAACTTTGGGCAGTTTGGCAGCAACAGTCTTTGCAGGCTTGACAGCAGCTGACTTTGACTTGGCTGCACGAACTGGCTTAATAGCAGTCATGCCCACAGTAGCAAGATAAGCAACAGCCGTCTCCTTGTCCATTGCATTAGGCAACTCAACTAGCTTAACTTCAGTGCAACCAAACCGCTCAAGTGCTTTGGCACGACTAGCGTCGTTAGCAAACTTGTAAACAACGGCGTCATTCTCAACGCAAGTACCTGCAAAAGTAAAAGTCTTAGACATATACTCTCCTAAAAAGTTACTGTTAAAATTAACTACACAACAAACATAGTATAACAAAATGGGTCTTTTTGGACAACCGTTTTATTTCTGTTGCTTTTTAGCAACACACGTATATTCTTGTTGATATTGCAACTGCGTATCTATTACACGATTTATAACATCTAGTTGTTGTTGCGAATATTGCAAGTTTGGTACAATCATTTGTGTTGCATAAATTGCACGAATTGCATTTTTGCAACTGTTAACAGAATCGTAACTGCCCAACATTGTTGGGGATTGATTAAGTGCAACAAATAATAAAATAAATTTCATAATCAAACTATAACAAAATGGGTCTTTTTAGTCTACCGTTTTTTGTGTTGCTTTTTTGCAACTTTTTTGGGTGTTGCTGAAGGTGCAACTTTTGGTGCTGACTTTAATTTGTTAAACAAAAATGTTGCTTTACTAAAGTCAAAATTTGGATGCTTATACATATAATCAATTTTACGTTCCAAAACTTGCAATACTTCTAACAAATCCATTTTTGTTGTAAAATTGCTATCCATTAATATTTTGTTAACATCATGCTTGTCCAACATATACTCTACCCATTTTGTTGTAGCGGGTATTTTGTAATATTGGACAATTGCTTTATTGTTATTACGTGAATTGTACTTTGTTATATACGAATGTGCAGACATAACAGCTCCTTTCACTAGTAACCGTACATTATAGCAAAAGGAGCCTTTATGTGCAACGGTTGTTAAAGTTGCAAGTTGTCAAGATACTGCTGTAGATTGTCGGCGTGTAATTTTATTAGTACAGTTTCTTCTTCGCCGAGTAGTACTATTTCATCAAGTTTTTGTATATAATACGGACATGTTAATAATCGGCTCATTTGTATCAATGTGCGATTTTTTAATAATTCAGGTAGATGACATTCGTACACTGGAATCTTTGTCGACTTCTTTATAAACTGTATCCCAAGTTTGGATAGTCTAAGATTTTTTGGATCTGTGTGATTCCACCACCAAACTCGTACATATCGAGGATATTCTGCAGCATTTTGTCCTGCCGCTTGTAATATATCCTCAGTGTATGATTGCTGATTACGGGTAGATTTGGTCACCTTGTTTCATTAGGACCACAGTGAATTTATCAGTTTTGAAAAGGATGTTGAGTTTTTTGGCGAGATTGATGGCATGTCCGCTGTTACTAAAGCTGACTTTTTTATATTTTGGACCTGGATACGCAACCAACATATTGGAACTTTTTAGATTGATTGGTTTGTTGTCATAGAATACTGCCCAAATTCCTTCGCTGCTGAGAACTTGATCGCTTTTGTAGTTAGATTTATTGACATGCTCTAACAATATTGTTGGCTTTGGTCTGGACATTGCTTTTTCCTTGAACTATGTATTTATGCCGTAAACTGGGTAGTTTACGTTAAAAATCCCCTCCGTCCAAATTCAATGAGGTTGGTTGCAAGGGTTCTGATGTGCTATGTAGTTCTGCGATGCTTGCAAGCAAATTGAATATGTCAGCATGTAAATTTCTAGCTTCTTCTGCAGACAAAGCTATTTGTTTACCGCCGGTTTGATTCATGGTCTTAACACGCTCGTTAAAATTTTTAACTGCTAGACTCAATTTTTGCATATTTGTTCCTTTAACATTTGCTGCATTTCGTTTTTGGTCTTGAATGGACCAAGATATTCATATCTACCCACTGTGATATTTTTTGGACAAAAATTTTCTGTCCATTCATAATTTAATTTGATCAAATAATATCCAGCACAAAACAAACTTTTACTGTTTGATGTTTTGCTATATATTGGTAATCGCCGTTGAACATCCCATACTTGATTGTATGCTTTTCCGGTGATAGGATATCCATACACTGTTTTATTATTTTCTTTTTTGGGTTTTTCTAAATTGCTAAATTTTATGTTGTATTTTTGTTTTAAGTTGTTCACCGATGGAAAATATTCTCTTTGTTCGTCGTGTACGTAAGCATATCCTCCGTCATCACGGGCTTGAATAGTAGCAATCTTGTTACCTGATTCTTCTACTACCCAAAACTTATTTTTAATTACTGGTTTAGCGATCAATTCACTCATGTTCGGTCTTTAAGAAAGTGTGTGTAATAATTTTTCCAATCTCTTGCCCAAGATCTTGATTATCACCGATAACATACATATCGTCCTCTACGCCATATATGCCTTTTGACAATTTTAGAACATATCCTCCGTGGGCGGTATGTACATCAATTGAGATTTTTTTATTAGGAAGTTTTTTGTCGGGATTATACGACCCAATGTCAATTTGAGATATCTGTCCCACAGACAACGGACCAATTTGTCCAGCAGACATAGTGTAATTGCTCATAGTTTCATTTGCTCCAACATGATTGCTTGTGCTATCTGTTTAGCGAAATCATCTTCTTCGTGTATCATGTAAAGAGTATGCTCATTGTCGTCAGTTCTACTATTATAACAACTGGTTTCAAGAATATGACCGCCAACACAGTTGTACAATTTAAAATGCATGCTGTTAGCACGAAGTTGATCGTTTTCTCGCACTTCTTCAATAGGCCACGCAGTACTTGTACTGGCACGATTGATTCTTGCTTGTCGTAAAGTGGTGCGAGCTCGATTTCTTTCTTCTTCCATGAATTCTTCGTGTTGATCCCATGCATTACGAGAAAGTCGCCACACCAATCGATTAAACCATTTCATTTTTGTTTCTCCTCTTCTTGACATAGTACCTTCATCATTTCTAATTTGTCGTGCAAGTCTCGTAATCCAGGGTGCTTTTTCATTAATGATTGAAGATCATCTTCTTCTTGTTGTTTACGTACAGCCCAATCTACTGCTTGTCTTGCCATTGGCGACAGCTCTATAGTAGGAGATGCTGTACCAATGGGTTGCCAACCAATACCATCATATACTTCTAAACAATTCGTATTAGTACTGTATCTAACCATACCGGCACTTTGTGCACCAGGACTAATATTTGGCTTATGTGAGTAGCCATTTGATACTAAAATATGAGCTCCTCCGTGTACATCTCTAATCATATATACTCTGCTAATAAAAGTGAAACCACAAAGCCGATTAACAAGTAAGTTATGGCATGTGTCAATTGATCTACTCCAATCCAAAACCAAAAAGCATCCGACTCTGTGCTTAATCTAACAGTCGCTCTACGATGTGCTAAATCTACAGTGTAATGAACTACAGCATCAAATACAGCCAACATCACACAGGCTTGAATACCTAAGAAATGCATGAGTATAACATAGGTTAGAGCACCATGGAGACCGGCATGCTGCAATCCGCCTAGTCTACCAAGGTGCCCTTTGTCTTTGATCATTCTATCATTTTGCCAACAGAAGTCTGCTAGAAAGTGTTTGACAAACAACAAGGCTAGTACAAGCCATGTGGTCATTCAGGATACTCCGCACTTAATAGTTCTGCATAATTTGAAGAATGCTCACTTAATCTATTCAGTTCGTATTTGCCACAGAACTTGAGAAACTGTGCACCTATCATTGATCTACTTTGCTTTACAGCACCTGCTCGAACAGTTTCATCAATCTTTGCTTTAATGTTCTCAGGTTGTGCAGCGAGATCCACTAGAGTAACGTTACGATTGTAATCGTCTAATACTCTATGCTCCATACCGTTATGATCTGTCCATCTTTGAAGCATAAGGTTGTTCCAATCAAATCCCTTCTTATCTCGGTCAGCAAAAGCTTCAGTGAGACCAACCTTATTTTTGCTACCTTTTGTTCTGACACCGGGGTATGCGGAAAAAACATTATCTGTTGGATCACCACGCATGCACTTCTCAAACAGGATCCATTTTGGATCAGGTATGACTTTAGGCTCTTTGGTTTTTTTGTCAATGACCAGTTTACCTTTCTTGTCAAAGATACCTTCTAGTGTATGAAGCTCGTCGGCAACACCATTGTATTGTTGTACATTCGATGCCAGCAATTGGTAAAAGTCAGTATCGGATGAGACAATAATATGACTGTCATTGGGATGGTTCCAGATCCAACCGGAGATAAGATCATCTGCTTCAAGTTCGCTGTGCTGGAGTACGGTACAATTAGTCTTTTCAGACAAGAAAGTCTTAAGATTATCGAAAGCTTCCCAAAAAAGTCGGTCCTCTTCGGCTTCCGTCTCCGTGAGAGCCGCCCTTGCAACTGCACGATTTTTCTTATACGGTTCGTAGAAATCTTTGCGCCAGCTCCGTCCCTCCAGACAGAATACGACATGGTCGGCTTTCTGATCACGCCACGCTTTATTAACTGACGCCAGGGTAACATGGATAGCAAACCCTAACTTATCCCATGTGTCTGATTGACGATGTGCCGAATGACGAGCACGAAAGAATGTGTTTGCGGTGTCTACAATTAGATATCTCATGTAGTAATATTAGCATATTATAATAATCGTGTCAAGTGCGGCATAAGAAATTCTGCCCATTTTCTATGAGCATCGGCGCCAAAATGATATGACGGATTTGATTTGAACCCTAAATTGGTAAGATAATGCCAGTAAGTCATGCCAGGATCATATGGCTCAATATACGACTCATTCCAAATTTTTGTTATTTGATTGCTAAAATTGCTATAGGTATTAAAAAACAAATGCGGTATTTTTAAATCGGAAAGTTCTGTGTGTAACTCAAAAATTTGATCGTGAGCATCAGCAGCAGACGCATTCCAATCTAGATTAGCAATATATTCTTGATATCGTTCTTTAACAGATTCAGGCCAGTCGTGCCCTATACCTCCGGCGTTCACTTGCCAATAAATACCGTTGTATAACCATTCTTGCCTTTCCCAAGTACTCCATCCAATCACAATTGCATCAGGTTTGATATCTTCAAGATATTTTTTTGTAGTTCTTATAATTCTAGCATTTGAACTGGCTGATTCAGCATCACAATGTAACACAGCAAACAGTTCGTTGGCAATGTTGCAACCATAACTGGCACGTTCGTTATCAGGATGAGGTATTCTTCCTAACGAATAATACAAGGGATCGTCCTCGGCAAAGCAATAGCTGTTGACTGCTTCTGCACCAGCACTATGGCTGTCACCGTTTACATATAAAATCACGATATTTCGGTTCTTCCATTACCTAAATCGTTTCTATCAACACGCCGCGGTCTGGTATCAACCGGTTGATTAGCTTCCCACTGTTCGAAGTTTTCATTTAGTACGTTACGACAAATACTTTGAAACCACCGATCCACAATTTCTGCATCAGTATCATCTTTTTTTTGCATATAGCCCGCCTTGACCAATCTTGAAACAAAAACTTCATTCCAGTCGAGCTCAAAGGCACCGTTACCTACATCATCGGGATCAAGTTCTACACTGACCACACTGATGTAAGGTTCGCCGGCCTCAGTAGCTAACTCTTTGGCTGATTTTTTCTTGGGTTTTGGTTCAGACTTTGCTTTTATTTCTGGTTTCTTTTTTAGCCAATCAAACATTAGGTTCCCCATTCATTTTTAAATAACGGCACTTGCAATCTATCGCTGTATCTTAAGCCATGTTTCATTGCTAATAGTGCTACATTCTTATTATTCATAGCATAGACATTTTCTACTCCACCCACTGGCATGAAATATACATGTCCTTCGAATCCTTCATCTTCGTACAATTTTATAACTTCTAATGCTTCGTTAACATCTTCTTCTGTTGCTACTACAAATTTGAGATATGTATGTCCTAATTCTTGATACTCGCAAATAATGTCCGGACGAATAGCTTCTTCTCGTTTCTCTCCACTAATACTTAATTTAGTACTAACACTAAAGGTTAAATTGTGATATCCTTTTTTATTAGTCCATTTTTCTAAATACTTCCTAAATTCTTTGTCAATAGATTGAGTACCGTTTGTTTCAAATGTTAGATCTTTTAATTTTTTCATTTTATCGTGACTTAACAAATCTGGATAAGCACGTTGCCATCCTAGCAATGGTTCCCCACCTGTGATAACAAGATGCTCGCTGTGCCATTTATGATAAGGTAAAAGTTCCATAATTCTATCTACAATAGCATCTACAGTTAACATAGGACTTAGATCTTTAAATGCAGGATGCCAACTGGCATAACTATCGCACCCTGTAGAAACCAAAGGAAGTTCTTCATACTTCATAAAAGATTCAATATTGGCATGTGTGTATGCAATATCATCTGCCGCAATACTTATCTCACCTTTTGGCATACCAAATCCTGCACATTTAAAGTTACAACCAAATGTACGTAAGAAAACGGAAGGAACACCCATAAAACGTCCTTCTCCTTGTATGCTATAAAATAATTCTGCTATTTTTAATTTACTCATCGTTTAATCCAAAATGTTGTTTGATTGTTAGTTCGTGTACGTGTGCAGGCTTTGCATAAAAAAATCCTTCAGGGATTGTTTCGTTTGTGTGCATTATTTTGATGCAATCCTGAACAATCAACTTGGCAAACTTCTCCAAAGCATGACGATATATGTGACCATTGTATTCGGTATCAACAGGAAGTTTAAGTCCAGCCTGTTCGGCAAATTGTTTAATTCGATCGTTCATTATTAACCTTCGTAGATAGCTGAGTTGGCACCATGTTCAGCACATTCTACCCGAACGCAATAGCAACGATTATTGGTCTTTTCTCTAATCAAAGCATCAGCAAACACAAAAGCATGTTCGGCAAATTTCTCTGCACCAACACCATCAAATATTCTAATCTCTGCTAGATCTAATGCTTCTAGTTCTTGGAACTTGGCCAGATGTGGATCTGCCTTGTCTAAAGCCAACTTATGATCAAACTTGTCTTCTAGCCATGCCTTGAGCAATTTGAGTCCGCCAAAGTCCACTGCCCAGTTCTTGTTGTCTAATGTGTCACAGCCAAATGTGAATGTGAACGCTAGACTGTAACCGTGTAGCAAATGACAGTGACTGTGATCTGCA